TTAAAGCTTTTCGTAAGGGCGCTCAAGAAGCAGTTGGAGTTGCAGCAACATACTTGAAAGGTAAAGCTACAACTGCTGCTAAAGGTGTAGCAACTTTTGCGAAAGATGTTCATGAGGGCAAACTTGCAGATAAATTAGAAGCAACTTTAGAAGAAAATGATAAAAGAACAATGGAAGCAAAGGCCCGTAAAAAAGCAGCAGAAGAAAAACAAAAAAGACCATTAACAGAACTTGAAAAACATAAAGAGTTTAGAAGAAAGTTGGGGGAAGGAGCATTTGGTAGACCGACACCAGGTCTCTATGCAGAAATGAACGCTAGCCCCAAACTAAAAGAAGGAAGAATCATAACAAATAAACACGAATTTACTAATGCTATCAAACAAGGCGATAATATGGATGTTGTTCAGGCTAATCTAAACATGGCCATGATAGAAAGACTAGAACAGATTAATGAATCTTTAAAGAAATCAAGAGAAGAAACAACAGCAGCAACATTTATTTCATCTAATAATATATCAACATCTGTATCAAATGCTATGTCTAGAACAAATAACAATGTTGGTGGTGGCTCAGGAGGAAGTGATTTTTCAAATGCAGAAAACAGAGCGAACGCAATAGCATCTGCTGGTATGATGTAAATATAGGAGGTTTTATATATTATGAGTATTAACTTGAGTCCTTTAAGAGGTATATTTGGTTTACCTCCAAGTAGTCATGTAAGTGACACAATGATTATTAATAGTATGCCAGTCATGGACATTACACCATGCAAACCACAATTTGATGCTGGTCTTACGTTATTTAGAATTGATCCAGATTGGGATACTTATCTTACTATTTTAAAAAATCATGAATTTGTTTTGTCACAAAAATCTCTAAAATTTGCATACATAGCTGATAATTTTCCAACAGATACATTCACTAATGAATATGGAGAAACATTCCTTCAATCATTTACAGATATTGCATCATCGGGTGTGCAACAAATAGTACAAATGTCTGGAGAAAGAGATGTTTTATCAGCAGGGGATGTAATGGGTAAACAAGTTGAAACGATGGGAACTGCTATGGGAGGTACAGCAGGAGATATTATATCTGGCGCTGGTAAAGGTGCTCAGTCTATGGTAGCAGCATTAAATAACCTCAAAAATAATCTTGCTGCTAAAGGCGAAACAATGAAGGATATGGTTGGTACAATTGATAAATTGATTGGTGGTGCCAGGGTTGACTATCCTCAAATTTGGAAAAATAGTGGGTACACTCCTTCATATACAGCTACAATAAGATTGTATAATCCAAATCCAGGTAATATAAATTCTACTAGACATCATATAATAGGCCCTCTAGCTGCAATATTATGTCTTGCATGCCCTAGATCACAAGATAGTAAAACATATAACTGGCCATTCTTTCATAAAATTAAAACACCTGGAGTTTATAATTTGGACCCAGCTGTTATAACAAATGTAACTGTTGTAAAAGGTGGTGATCAACAACAAATTTCTTTTAATAAAAGATTAGCTATGCTTGATGTTAGAATAGATTTTACAAGTCTTTATGGCTCAATGGTTTTGGAAGAGGATAAGATAGACAGATTTACCACCAGACCTACAGTTAGAAAATATTTGGATTCTTTAGAAGAAGCTAATATAGAATCTTACTATAAAAGAAATGAAATGTTAACAGATTCAGCAAATTTAGCTGGAGTAAATACTAGTGGTTCTGGTAGTAATTCTATACAAATAGCAGGACTTAGTAAAGATGGTCCATATCGTCAAGACATTATTGCAAAAAATGAAGCAATTCAGAGAAGACAAAAACAAGTAATAAATGAAAATGAAACAATAACAGGAAGAGTATCAAATGTAGTTGCAAATCTTGAAGGAGAGTTAATTGTAAGGTCTCCTAAAGAACTAGTTACGACCAATGCATAATGTGTTTCTCAGAATCATTGTTAAATAATATGCTAAAAATAGATTCATTAAGAATTGTGTTTGAGAGGTTTGTTTATTATATTTATCCAGATATTTAAAATCTTTTAATAATGAAATTAATAAAATGTTAACTTGTTGTTTAAAATAAATTTTTTGTTTCGTTCTTTTTAGGGACATTAATTTTCTAATGTAATCTTTATAAGATTTACCGCATAATTGGTTCATGTTTGTTAACTCTTCAATGTATTTCTTTAAAATAGTTCTTAAATTATCAGAATATTTTGGATTGTTTAAACTATTTACAATTTGTGTTGCGATTGATGAATTAATTTTAGAGTTTAATCTAGCTTCTTCTTGTGCTTTTATATCTTTATATCTATAGACTGTTATTTTTGAAACAACATCTTCTATAATCCTATTTCCTTTTTCAACTGATTTTTCTTGATATGAATTTTCGTCATCATCTGAAGAATCAGTTGGTGTCTCATCGCTTCTTATACCCAAACCTTTTTCAGATGCAGAATAATAAGTTTGTGCAAAACTTTTTACACTTTGAGAAATTCTATGACGACTCTCTTGCATAAACTTTCCGATTTTTTCTAAATCGTTCTTCTTTATATCGGTAGTCCACTTTCTGATCATTTCTTGCGCCATAAAATAAATAGCATTTGATATTGTTCTTTCTCTTGCAAACAAATGTGTTTTAGTAAGTGTTTCCAAGGCATATTGAAAAACATCTGGATTACAATACTTAAAATGTTTATACATAAGGTTTGCATATTGACGAATCATATACATAACCATCATGTGTCTATAAACAACAATATCTTTTTTCTCAAGAAAATATTGCAAAAGAAAAATATAAAAGTTAGCAGCAGGGTCAATTACAACATTAAATTTTGCTTCTTTTCTGCCTTTCCATCTTCTTCTTGCAAATTCCCTAATATCTTTTTCTTCCAACCCACAGACTCTCAAAAATTCATATAAATTCTTTTTTAATTCTGGAAAAAAACAAGGTTCAGAAAGAGAAGTAAGATTCTTCGCTACAGTTTTAACAATAAAGTTTTTAAGCTGAGAATCATTTATTTTTGCTTTCTGTAAAAGTTCTTTCATATTTATATTACCCTAACTGAAATGTTATCTTCCTTAAAGAAAATGTATTCTGGACCATATCTTAACAATTGATCTTTTGTTAAATCAAGTAAAGAAAAGTTAAAGAAAATACTTGTTTCTGGTCTTCTTAATCTACAATGACTTACTCCCTCTATTCCTTGAATTACATCTATAATTTCAGATCTATATATTGTAATATTTCCACCAAACCGATCTTTAAATGCCTCATATAGAGTTTCTCTTACAGTGTCTATCAACGCAACAACTGTTCCACTGAATGTCGATGATCTAAATATTTCTACTTCAAGCTGTAATGGAATGGTGTATGAAGGAAGTGGTATCCATCCTCTATCAGAATAAATATAATTCTCATCCCTATCAACAACATAAACAATTGTATCACCAACTGGTTTTTCATAAATAAAAACAAGCGCAGTTGCATCAATACATTTAATAATATTATCTTGATTTAAATCATTTCCAGAACAAGGAGAGTATATAAATCGATCATCTAACAAGCATGAAGTGGGCAGTGTATCAACTATATCTAAAACTGAAGCAATATTTGGTTGGTTTAATTTCATGTTTTCAAGTAAACCGTAAGTATTCGTAAATTTTATATTTGTAAAGTCAGTTAACATTTTACTATCAGTTAAATCCATTGAAGAAACTAATGTCTGTAGAACTTCCAGTTCAAAATCTCTTTTGTTTAATGCATCATAATATGTTTTTTCTACAACAGGAATGTCAAAGACAGTTAATGTTGTACCATCCGTTTGAATATTAGACCTCATAAAAGTACTTAAATCTGATCTAAAAGTAACTTCATTTGCATATTGTCCAATATCATTTGAAGATGGGTCTTTGATAGTAAATGTATACTTTTGTTTTCCCAACGGAATATTAGTATAAGGATTAAAGGTATAAATAAAATATCCACCAGTTGAATCATTTGTCATTGTTTTAATAGAACCACTTGATGCAATTTGCATTTCGCATGTTGCTAAATATGCATCAAGTTCGGAAGATTTATAGTGTAGTTTGAATATACCATTACTACCATCTCTAATGATTTCTAAATTATCACAATATAAATCATATGTTGATCCAAAACTTGTTTCAAGAGCTGGTAATATTTCTACTTCATAAATTAAATACTCATATTGTCCAACTCTATTCAATGTATCAATAGAGATTTCAAACATAGTATAATATGTATCACTACCAACTTGAATCTCTGTATCTCTTGGAATATTTATCTGCCCATAAGGAATTTCTAATACTGCATTTCTTGTTGGTGCTAAATTATCAACTTCCTCTGTTTCAGATCCAAAAATTATACCGCTAAACAATTCAATTTCATTTACTTGCAAATCTGATCTTTTCAAAACAGGAACTGAATTCTGTGCAAGTGGAGAATCCGGGACAACAACATTAATATTTTTATAGTCGTTTTCTGTAACCAATCTGTTTAATGAACTTATTGCTGCAATAGAATTTTTTCGAATATCTTCAAGTGATTCTTCATCTATACCACCAAATGCAGGGGAAGCATTAATAACTTCATATGAAACTACTTGATTAATTCCAGAAAGAGTAGTTATATAAATTCTTTCTCCACTACGAATAGAACCAGCAATTACATTACCATCTTCACCTTCAGTTGTTAAAATTGTAACTAAAACATTAGACCCTGGGTCTGGCTGTACACCAATCAAGTCATTTCCAAAAGTCAATCTTCTCCCTGAATCAGTTCTTCTTGAGACGAATCCTTTATCTGTTGCCCCCATAAGAAACAAACTATCAAATTCTGTCCACATTGTATATCCAGCACTTCCAGGAGATTGTATCTCAACTTGAAGTGCAGCAACTTCACCACTAATAGGAACATCAAGTGTAACAAATTGGAATTCTTGTGTGTCACTATCAATTTGAAACTCTTGAACAACTTCTTTTACCTGAGTAAGAGGTAAAACAAAATTGAATGCCCCATTTGATATAGAATATGGTAAATTATATCTTTTATTATCTTCAGCAACTTGAATTAATACTGTTGAATTATTAGTAACAGTTATTGTTGTTGTATAGAAAGTTCTAAATTCTACACTATCAGCTTTAAAAACAAAACCTTCTGGAATTATAAATTGACTACTTGGATCATCAAATCCGAAAGGTACTGTCATAAGAACGTTGACTCTTGCTGGAGTTGCCTCTCTTGTGTTATAACCAAGAAAGGATGATAAATTTAAAATAGAATCAGGTAGTTGTGCTTTAGTAAGGAAGAATTCTCTATATGTTGATAATTGATAGAATAATAAGTTTCCTGTAAGAGTTGAAACAGTATCAATCATAAAACTCAAGAATGAAGATTTCGTAAGATCCACATTGTTGAGTTCCATATAATTCTTTACTTCTGCTGCTATCTGTTCACGAATACTATCCCGTGATAGATAAATCTGACTTGATAGTGGAGTGTCAGCCATTAATTATCTCCTAACATTGCGCTGGTTGTCTTGGCGTAAAATAATAGCCACATCTACTATCATATAAATTATTCAAACATTGTTTTAATAAAGAATGTTTATACAATAGTCGGGCTATAAATTGAGAATCTTCCAAAGTGTGTATTTTCTTATCATATTCAACAAATGAATATGTATTTACAACTTGAGCTTCGACACTATCCAATTCTCTACTTTGAAATGTTTTACATTTTATTTTCCAGAATCTTCTTTCAGTATTTGGATGTATGTCAACCCCTGTTACAATAAAGAGAGGGTATGTGTCTTTTGTGGGACTTAAAAATTCCTGCTCCAACTTTATAATATCATTTGGATAAGGTTTAAAGTTATATGTACTTGGCATTACAAATGTAGTTTCATTCTCTTTTATATATCCTGTTTCTTGTGCATCAAACGCAGTTGCATATTCTTCTGAATAAAATAGTGGAAGCACTAATATTTTATTTCTTTTTATTCCTGATAGTTCACCAACAGGTTCATACGCACCACCCATTACATCTTCATCTTCCCAAATCGTATCACACACGTTTAAATTATAATATGTCGTTAGAAATGCAACAACATGTTTACTATAATAATCATATACGAGATTTTGATATTCATGAATGTACTCATATATGCGTTGATAATTTTGGATAGCCATTATTCAGTATCCTTCTTTTCTTCTCGTTCTCTCTTTCTCAATTCTCTTTTTAATGAAGCTTCGAATTTAATTTTTCTTTCTATTTCTCTTGCTTTCCAATCTTGTAGAAGAGAATAAATTTTATTTTTGCATTTTAATGGTTTTCTTGCTTTTTCACATTTACTCAATTGTTTGTTTAAAAAATCGACAGCATATTTAGCAGACAAATAAGAACATTGAGTATAACATATTTCTTTTGGCATTTTTTTATTTAAAGCACAGCGAGAGGCACACCCAAAATTATACTTCTTTATATAATAATTAACTACATCATTAAAAAAAGGGACTGGTATAACCCATAGTCCTAAATATAAAAGTATTCTAAGTTTTTTTTCACGCTCTGGATTAACTTTTGGAGCAGTTGGTGCATCTTCACTCTCTTTGATATATTCATAAATATCTTGAAAATCAAATGCTTTTTGCTCTTCCATTTTTCCGCCGTTCTTTTTTCTTTCCTTTTCTGCTAATGCGGCTCTTGCAGAATTTAATTTTACAGTCAATACATTAACTCTTTTTGCCCACTTGATATATTCAGTTTGTAATTTTTTCTCACATTTATCTGGATTATTAAAAGTAGAACATTTAGAAACTTCTGATCTAACACTCGCAAGTATTCTTTTTGCTGCATTAAGCTGGCATTCATATCTACAAATCTTTCTTTCTGTTGACATAGGAAATTTACGCCAACAAGCTCTTTCACATGTATCGGTTAATTTTCTATACAAGTAAAGAACAAACATGGTTAGTGGTGGCCCGCCAAGACCACCAACAAAACCAGCTATTCCAGCAATACTATATTTTAAAAATTTACCAAACTTACCTTCAAAATCTCTAATACTTTCATTAACTGTTAATTCAATAATTTCTTCATATGTTAGATCATTTACTTTATTACATAATAATTTATGTTCAAAAACAGTAAGTTTTTCTTTAAGATTTTTACTACTCTTAACCGCATCATGAATATATTCCCTACCGGCATCTGTTAGTAATTTTCTATCATAATCTGAAATCATATTTTAATTCCCCTCCGGTGGTGTATCATAAAATCTAAAGTACATGTCTTCATCTATAACCAATTCTAATTGCCCAGACTCTCCTTCGTATTCTACATCAATTGAAATGTTAAATCCTTTCTTATTAACTGTAAAGGATACATAAACATCTTTTATTCTAGCACGATCATCATACTTCTTTAATGTATCCACAACTTCATTAATTATTTGCGTTTGTGTATCTGCATCTGCTGGTTCAAATATCATCTTATATAGATCACTACCGTACTCTGGGTCAAACATGTATGTTCTTCTAGGAGTTGTTAAAATATTATTCCATGAAGTTAAAATAACAGTAATATCTGTTATTCTTCTGAAATCACCCCTACTATCTATGCTAGATTTATAATCTGATATAGAGTTTTCTCTACCAACAACAGATTTGTTAAATCTATCTAATAGATTTGCCATATTTACCCATATCCTCTTTCATTTTTTTCCTTTTTTCTTCTTCAAGTTTTACCTTCCAAGTCATATAATCTTGGAATCTCTTGAAGGGCATCATAATACACTCAACATATGATTGACCACTTAACTCCATACAAGTAAAAATTGCTTGACTTAAATCTTCCTTGTATTTGGATATATCATCAGGTTGAGTATAAAGCGCGAAAAAAGTTTTCCACCAAATCTATATCATATACAGCATCATGCCCACAAGAAGGACAAAAACTTTGCATTTTTAATTCAATACCATATTCACCATATCGGTCCATGTATTGTTTAAAAATTTCTCGTTTGTCTCTTGCAGGCAAAGAAAGATAAGCATCAATAACATCAATTCTATCAGAGTATACTTCAGGCTCTTTACTAACCTCATTATCTTGCTCAAATTTTTCAACTATTAAAGTTTCTGTTATTAATTCTAAGTTCATTCCTGGTCTTGAACCAAGATTTTTTACTGCAACTAATTCATCATAAAGAGTTGGTTGTACTACTGTTACAGAAACACCTTTGGTAACAGGCAATTCAAAAGAAAACCTATCTTTGAGAATATTCTCTCCTGGATAAGGATTAAAATTAAAAGTACTTGATGCTTTAACAGTTACTTCATATTCTACTGAACATGATTTACATTTTAATTTGTAATTTCTTATATCCTCATATGTTATATGATATAACCCATATAACAATGCATCTCTATCTTTTAATGTAGTTTGTTTCATAAAAGAATTAAAGTCAGTAATTTTTTCTGGTTTTTTAAGAATTGCCTGAAATATACAATTGTTTAAATGTTCTGTGATTTTACTTGGTGTTACCAAACTGCCTTTTAATCTTTCTTCCTCACTTACATTAAGAGACCTTACTGTAAATGATTGTTTTGTCTGTGGTGTTATAACCTCGTACTCCGGGTATTTAACATTAAAACCTTTAAAAGTCATCTTCGATCTCCTTTCCTTTTTTTATTTCGAGTTCTATTTTTAAAATTCAGGATATTTTTTATTAAGAAAGTTTTGATAATCTACTCTTTAACTTATCAACCTTTCTTGCGATTGCAGCTTTACACTTCTCTGGATTTTTAGATTGAGCACATGAAGACAATCCCTTCTGCATAGCTGAGATTTGAGCCTTTGTAGCATTGGCTTTGTATTGTCTCATACAGGCACTCTTTTCTCCACCAGACTTACCAGCACATGCCTTAGCAGCAGCACTCATAAACTTTTGATACAGTTTGTATCCAGCGTATGTAGCAGCAGCAACTAGAGCAAC